CGGTGCGCTGCAGCTCGGGCACCGGCATCAGCGCGTTGAAACGGGACAGCGCGCCGGCGAGCTGGTCGTAATGAGTGGCGAGGAACATCAACACCAGGGCGTACTGCTCACCATCAGTTCGCAGCGCAGGAGTGCTACCCAACAATTTGTCGGCGAGTAGTTTCACCAGATTGGGGGCCGACAGGAACCGCTGATAGCCACGCCCCTGACCGACGCCGCTTTGAAAGGGCGTAATGGTGATGCAGGCCGGCGCCTGGCTCAGTTGCCCGGCAAGCGCTGCGCGGCCGGCATCGACCGCGGCTTGCGCAGCGGCCCCTACCGGTCCCGGATTGACGGTGGCCAGCCCGGCGAGCTCCGCCAGGCGAGTGGCGGTGCTCCCCAGTTCGGCACCCGCAAGGTTCTTGGCCGGTGCCAGATCGTCCATCCATTGGGTGGCCTGCGCTGGCCACCGCATAGCCACTGGGGACCAGGTCATGCCTGAATGCTCCATTCAATAGCGTTCATGGCGGGCAGGTCTTTGTTGATGAAAGTCTGAGTCAGAACCTTTTTCAGGCGCTCACCCAGCACCAGAGCAGCCTGCTTATGTTTGACGAGGTGTCTACCCACGTTCTGCAGTTGTGCGGCGGTGTGTTTGCGGTAGACCTTTTCATTGTCTGTGCCGTAACACGGACACAGGGCATCGAATTTGCTCAGGATCAGGCCTGTCAGGTTCACCTGATCGACCAAGGCGCTGTCGTATCGATATCTGTCGCCCAGCGCGTCGGAGTCAAAGCCGGACTCTATGTGGCGGGCGCAGCTGCTGTTGATCATGTCCAGCTTTTGCTGATGAAGCTTGGCGAGCATGGTGTCCAGGTCGTCGACCCAGCGGCCTCTCTTCCAGACCTGGCCTGGCTCCGGCTTCATCAGCGTATAGCCGTTGGGGATGGGATCAATGCCAATCAGGGTTCGTGGGCTTTGAGTGATCGTGTGATACACGATCAGGCCATCGAAATAATCCACCAGTTGCCACTGCTTTCTATCCCAGCGAGCGGCTTTGAATTCAGGTATTTCAACCGGCGGTTGAACCTCGACACAGCCACCCGGGATTAGAAACACGCCGGGATCAAGGGGCGACTCTTCGGCTTCGACAGTGCCTACATACAGGCCGTTATGGTTGGTTTGGTAGACAATCTTGCGACTCATGAGCGACCTCAGTATTTGATGCAGACCAGTAGCGCCTGGTTGATAGGGCGAGCTTCGTTACCGCCTGCGGGGTTTACTGTGATGGCGTGTGAGTGATTGCCACCGCCTCCAATGCTGACGTTGTGTCCGTGCCCGCCTGAGTAATCCATGCCCACGACGTGCGAATGAACCCCTCCCCAGTCAGTGGGCGCTGCCCACCCTGCATGGCCGTTGGCAGCGGTCAGGTTGGGGCCGCCTACACCCACTTCGCTATTGAGCGCCTTGTAAATTCCATGTTGGTGATGCCCCTGTTCATCGGTCCAAGCCCTATGCGCATGCTCTCCCTGCAGGTCAGTCCCTGCGCCGTGGATGTGATCCCCGACAGCCTCAGCGGACGCTCCGTGATCGTGTGCCAGGTTCTGGCTTTGCTGAACTGTGCCGATGCCACGGCCGGGGTCTATTCCTCGGGCGTCATCCCAGGCACGTAGAAACAGCCCGCGACTGTCACCGACATTGAACGTGGTGCTGCCGTCACCCGCGCCGTAGCGCGTGCCGATCACGGCAAACAGCTTGGAGTAGGCGACGCGTGACACGTCTGCGCCGTTGCGCTTGAGCCAGCCAGGTGGCGCAGCCTCCATATCAAAGGCGGCAACCATGCCGACGAGGGAATCACTGATCCGCTGATCGAGGTTATTCAGTGCGGCGGTGGTGGCCAGAACGTCGCTGCTGTTGCTAGCTGGGTCATCGCTCTTGGCGTTGGGGAGCTGATCAAGGCCAACGTCTTCTTTGGTCGTGGCCCTGGCACGCAACTGGGCATAATCGCCGATGCGCGACGCGAAATGCTGGACGAGAGGGCTGGTTATCGGCTCCACCGCTCGCTTGTCGGTGATGGTGGCCGAGTCAGGAAGCTCTGCCAGAGCAATCAGGTAATGACGGACGCCGGCACTGTCTGCGTAGTCAGCAAGGGCCTCGCCCCATTCGACTGATAGCGCCATTTCCACACTGCTTGCATGACGCACCAGCGCAACGTCGAGCCAGGCCTTGGCGGGCAATGACGGCACGTCGGCAGGCAAGGCGCTGGCCAGCTCCACTCGGATACCTTCTAGGTAGGCGATCCCGGGCTTGATTTGATAAACGTCATCGGTGTTTACCAACTGCAGGCTGTCTCCGAAGAAACATGCCCGCCCAAACAGGTCTCGACTCGACAGGCGCTCCCGCTCATCGATGTCATGCAGGCGCACGGTGAAGTCATGTTGCCAGGTGCTGGCGTCAATCGTGACGTTGGTCAGCTCTTGGGCACCGTCAAACGCCAGCATCATGTTTCGGGTGACGTTGTTCCCGATCTGCAGAGGCAGTATGTTTTTGCGTTTTTGCTGGGTAGGCACGTAGGCCACTGATACCAGCACATCTTCTGCAGACTCAAGGCCGATCCAGTTCCAGTCAAAATCGCCGACGTCGCTGCCCAGCATCAGGCTGTACACCACTTGGTTGGGGTTCACGAAACCTTTCTGGGTGTACGGTTGCGTGTGGACAATGTGCTCGGGTGGCGGCTTGGGGGCGTCGCGATCCACAGGGCTTTCGGGGTCCAGATCGGGAACCAGAGCGAATATGAAGCGTGAGATTTCCAGTACTTCGTGAGCGGCTTGCTTTTGGGCTATCAGCTGCTCGCCTGCTTTGGTAAAACGGGCGGCCATGGGGGCTCCTACAGCGTGGCGATGAGTGTTTGCTGGTCATCGTTGAAGTCGACCACGCCCACCAGTAAAGAAACCGGAGTGATGGTCACAAAGTCATAACGTCGGCACGTGCGGCCGTACTGCTGGATGATTACCCGCAGCAGCTCCGGGTTGGCCGAGAGCTGCGAATCGCTGAGATTGAGGATCACCACATCCCAGTCCCGTTTGGGCAGGCGCTCTTCGATCTCGACATAGCCGACGCCGAGGCGTTTAAGGATGCGCATCAGCCCGGCCGTAGATCCGGCGTCGACTGAATTGATGAAAGCGAACCTGACGCGTAACCGGTACAGGCTCTCCGGCTCTCCACGGAAGCGGGTGATATCCCGTTGCCAGGCCAGCAGGTCGAGAATGCTCAGGTGGCAGCGCTCGGGGTCCATCTGCAGCAACGGCCAGCGCATCCAGCCCTCAACGGTTTCCCACCAGGCTTGCGCGCTGGCTTTGAGCTTGGCCAGCTCGCCGGCATTGAGCCAGAACGGCAGATCGAGCTTAAGCATCGAGCAGCACCTCCAGACTCTGGATTCGCGGAATGTTCAGCGCGGACACAATGTCGGTGTTGGCGAACTGCAGCGATTCGATCCGGGGGAACCGCTCGTGTATTTCCTCGCCCAGGCGGCTGAACGAAAACCTCGACTGTGGAAAGGTCAGGGTCGGCTGATAATCGCTGCTGGTACTTTCCCGGAAGGCTGCGCGGATGAACTGCTCGACCTGGGTCTGCAACTGCGCGCGCTGCTCGATGCTCAAATTGGCCCGTGGCCAGATGTTCAGACTGATGGCGTGCTGCGTCTCGGGCATGACCATCACCAGCAGATCGTCACCATGGCCATGGTTGCCGCCTTCGCGGATATAACAGTTGATCGACTGCAGATATTCGTCTGCCGGCACACCGGCCTCAAACAGAACAAAGGCATTGGCGCTGCCCGGGCCGCGTGGCGCGCTGTGATCGAAGTACACGCCATCAGGCCGAACACCGGAAAAGGACGCGATCATGGCGCGGTATACAGCGTCGGTGTGGTACTGATTGACGGCGGAAAACTGGTTGCGTGTGCGTAGCCGCAACTGGTCGTTAGGCTCCGAATCGGCACCTGGCTGGGTCAGCCAGCTGTCGGTGTTCACGACCTGGGCAATTCCCGGCACTGGCACCGGTAAAATCGCGTAATACCCCGGTGCGAGGCTGTAACCGCTGCCGGCCTCGATCGCCTCCACCGGGATGGCCAACTGCGAAGCCCCATCAGCGAAAGTGCCCGGCAGTGTGGTTTTCAGTTCGTAGACGTGACCATTGATTGCCGCCGATTGCACCCGCGTGCCGACCGCTACCTCAAGGGCACCGGCCGCGGTGGTGCGGGTGAACAGCAGTTCACCCTGCGCCTTTGTCGACGGCTTGCGCTCGACGTTCACCGCCCAAGCCAGCATATCCAGCCAGGCATCCTTTGCCGTCTTGACGAAAAAGTTCGGCAGCACGGTGTCGACAATGAACTGCAGCAGCCACATCACTGGTTTGGTCACCAGCGCAGTGATGATTCGCCAGAACGGTGAGTAGGCACTGGTGTTGCTGATCTTGCTGCCCTGTTCAGCAGCTTGCTGTTGCCAGGCTTTTTTCAGCTCAGCCTCGGTGGTCGGAATACCGGCGTCGCGCAGCGCTTCCTTGAAATCCACATCGTTCATATCGTCACCTTGATATGACCGAACTTCACCGTGGTGGCTGTGACCAGGTAAGTGCCCGGTGATTCCGGCAGGATCCGGGCAGTGCCTGGCACCAGACGCTCGTCTGCTTCGACCAGCAATTCCATCTGTTGCCGGCAATCACGCTGGCGCAGTGGGTCGCGCTCGGCCACCAGTGTCACCAGTAACCCGCTCTCGCGGATCATGTGTGCAATGTCCTGAGCAATGCTGGCCCGGTCATCAATCAGCAGCGGCTGGTGAGAGGGGTCCAGTACCAGGTCATTGCCGACAATCAGCAGATCGACATACTCACTCATCCTGCCATCTCCATCAGGCCTTCCAGCTCGTGGGTGGTCATCGGTTTGCTGGTATGAATTTCCAGTTTCTCCACGTGGGTGCCTTTGTTCTGCGAGCTGTTGTTCTGAATGCTGGTCAGCAGGCCGCCGGGCGGTACCGCCGAGGCGCGCGTGGGGGAAAGTGACGGAATGGCAGCATTGATGGTTTGCTGGGCGCGTTGTGCCGCTTCAAGACTGTCCAGATTCGGACCTGCCGGCAGTTCACCGAACTGGGCTTTGATATCGACACCCGGGATCTTGTTGAGCATGGCGATCAGGGTGTTGATCGAGTTGTGAAAGATCGCCACGATCCCGTCCCACGCAGCCTTGGCCATGCCTGACCAGCCGCCCATGGAATTGAACCAGTTCGCCAGCGCTGCCAACTGCTCGCTGACCCACTTGAAGGCCGCCGTGTTCATCAGGGCGCTGGTCCACTCGTCCCAGAAATACACGGCAGCGGCTATCACCGCTACCAAGGCAATGATCCCCATCACGATCCACGTCACCGGGTTGGCCATCAGCGCAGCGTTGGTCATCCAGATCACGCCTTGCCACAGCATCATTGCGCCTTTGACCAGGCCGAGCCACGCCACGAAGGAAACCAGGGCTACTACGTACAGTGCGACCAGCAAGATGTTCATCAGGTAAGCCCCGACGTTTTTCCAGGCCACCAGGCTGAGCAATTTCCACAGCGCAATCACTGGCAGGGCCGCTGTGCGCCAGACCCCGAACGCAAAGGTCAGCAAGGCGACAATGGCGGTTAACCCCAGAACACCCAGCGCGGTGAGCCCGATCATCCGAGTCAGGTTGGGAAACAGCGTGGTCCAGCGCACAACAGATGACCCGATCGCTGCCAACCGCTCCATGACCGGATTGAGCGTGGGCAGCAGCTTCTGACCAAAAGCGATGCGCACTGCCATGATGGCCTGCTCAAAACGTTCCCACGGGTCGGCGATGGTCTTGGCCATTTTTTCGGCCTGTTCCATGCCTTTCACTTTTCCTAACTGGTCGATGCTATTGGCGAGCTCACTGGTTTTCGGTAGCAACTGAGTCAGCAGCCCCATGGCCTGTTTGCCGCCAAATGCCTTGCTGATCTGGTCGGTTTCAGCTGCATCGAGCTCGCCATACTTGCCTTTGATTTTGTTCAGGATGTCGATCATTGGCAGCATGCGGTTGTTGCTGTCAGTAAAGGAAAGACCGAGTTTTTCCTGTGCGCCAAAGGCTCCCGCCAGGAAGGCACGGTACTTGGTGCCGGCTTCGCCACCGCTCATGGTGGCCTGCAGCGTGCCCAGAATGGCGATTTGCTCCGATGCCTGGACTCCAGCCGACGCAGCGCTGGCACCCAGCGCGGTAAAGGCATTGCTCATGCCTTGCCCGGTCGTCTTGAACATCTGCACTGCGGTAGCGGTTTGCCCGGTCAACTGCTCAACCCAGGCACCTTTACCCATCGCATCGGCGTTTTTCTGAAAAATACCGTACATGGTGCCGACGTAATTGGTGATGGTCGCAGCGTCTGCCTTGGTGGCCTTGGCGAGCACGTTGGATGCATTGGTAAAGGTGGCCAACTGGGTGCCGGTCAGTCCCGCGATGGCGCTTTGAATGTCATAGGCCGAGCTGACAAATGCGGTGGCGCTTTCACCGTAGGCAATACTGAATTCCAGCGATTTGCGGCTCAGCAGATCCAGAGATTCAGCGGCTACGCCAAGGCTTTCCACCTCGCCTAGCGCTGCGTTCTGGGCCAAGGCGGGGGCCATAGCCGCTTTCAGAGCGAAGGCAGCGCCGATCATGCCGGCCATACCCAGCCCCATCGTCTTCATGCTTTTCTCACCTTGGGCGGCCAAGTCATTGAACCCGGCTTTTACCTTGCCTACGGGCTGGGTCACCCGGTCAACCAGGCGCAGGATAAAGTCGAGTTTGTTTGAGGTAGACGAGCTCATCGTGAGGTCCCGATATTAGCCTTTGAGGGCGACGGCGATGCCGTTGGATACGGCAATCTCCATGCGCTTCCAGTATTCGTCTTCAAGCCACTTGGCCGTGCCCAGGTTGTCAGCCGTTGGCTCGGCCCCGGGCATCCAGCGTTCAGTCAGGGCCATCAATTGGCCAAGACCGTCCTCGCTCAGGCGTTCAGCACGGCTGAGGGCTTTTTTACGACGATCTCAACGTCTGGTGCGTACTCTTCCAGTAATGTGCCGGCCAGTTGCATGACAAGCACCGGGTTGGCCAGCAGCAGGCGCAGCGCGTCCTTGTGAGCTGGAACGATGGTCGTGATCAGCAGGTTGTTGGAAGGCGCGACCTTACTATTGGGGGTCAAAGCGTTGAAGTACTTGGTCACGTCCTGAGGAGCCAGGCTGAATGTGAATTCCTGTTCGCCGACTTCCAGCGTTATTTCGCGATGATCGCTCATGGGGTGTTCCTCTTGTTCAGGTTGGCAAAATAGGCGTCCAGGCAATGCTCCAGACGTTTTTCAAAACGGTGTTCCAACTTCAACAAGGCGCTGTCAGTAGCTTCCTGTTTGCCACTGTGCTTTGCCATCTCAATGCGTAGCTCCATGTTCTCCCTGCGCGCCGTGCTGACCTGGCGAAACAGATAAACCTGAAAGCCCGCAATGCCGGTCAGCAGCACCTCGGTCAGTAACAGCATCACGCTGATGTGCATCGGGTTGAGTCCAATCATGGCCAGCTTCCTCTGCCGCCCAATCGCACGGCTTGCCACATCAACCAGGCCAATGGTGTGGGTGTGCCTTCCTCGATCAGGGCGTTGTAAAAGATCATGTCTGCTTCGCGCTTGGTGAAGCGGTGGGTCAGGCTTGTGTAGATGTAGTCGTGCACAACGGACGGGCGTCGGATGGTCGGCCCTTGGGTATCGACCAGGCGTCGGGCCAGACGCGGCACGCTGGCCAGGTCCGACAGGTAACCGACTGGCACCACGATCAGTTGCGATTGTCTGGGCGTTGGCAGCCGATATTTCAGCGGTCCGATTACCTCCCAACGAAGGTGGCCAGGCCTGTGTCGCAGCTCCAACTGGCTTTCAAAAGGCATGGTCAGTAGCTCCAGATCATCGGGCTGGCCAGGCGTCCGCCTGAAGGGGCCAGGCCCAAATGTAGGAAACGTGCCGAGCCTTTCTGATTGATGCCAATCCGTGTAAAGCCCAAGGACAACGCCAGGTTCAAAAGCCTCAGCGCTTCGGGGCCACGACACGAAACATCGACTGCCGTACCATCGCAGTGCTCTCCGGGCGTAGCTTTATGCGCTTCATCGGGGTGATGAGCGCAGCGGTAGGCGCTGCTCAGCAGCATGGGTTGGCCGAACAGTTCTCGTAATTGCTGAACCAAGCCCATGAATTCAGGGTTCATTTCGCGGCCTGTGCTGTCACACCGACCGCATCGGCAACGCAATTCGGCGTAGATGAAGTTCGCCCAGGGACTGTCGTTCATCAGCTCAGGCCCTCGATCTCGCTGGCGTCCAGGTACGGCACGCCGTTGATGCGGATGAAGTCCGGGCTGGTCACGTCGAACGGGACCTTATGAGTGCTTTTCTGTCCGCCCTTGGGGTCAATGTCCAGCAGACTGGATATCTTCAACCGACAGCCGAAAGCCTCGACGCGCAGTTCATCGCTGGCGGTCTTGGCGAAAAACAAGATGTCGAACGGTTCTAGCTTGCGGAACGAGCCCGCACGGCCAGCAGCCTGTATCAGCACGCTAAAGTTAGCGCTATCGATCTCAAGTTCGCCGCCGGCCCCTACATCGCCATCTACATGGCCGTCCGGTACGCCTTTGGTCTGGGCCACAGCGCTGTTATCTGTGATGTCGAGAGTGGCTTTTTCAATATGCACCTGCAGATCGCCCAGGTTCACATCGAAGTTCATGCCGCTGATTCGGGCCATAGGGTTATTCCTCGTCGTCCATGGACAGATCCAGAGCGATGTTCGCCGTCAGGTCCTTGGGGCAGTTGAAAGGGCGTATCAACAGATACGCCACGATGGTGGTGCGGCTTTTCCAAAGCAGGGTGATATCGCCGTCCTTTGGCGACTGGATATCGCCGGGGAACTGGATGCCTGCGAACGTCGCTGATCGAGACATCTCGCGCAGCGGGCGCATCAGCGTGAGCTTGGTGGACGCCATGCTGTTGGGGGTGCTGTTGACCTTGCGATCGGCCACCATCTGAATCAGCAGAATCCGGACGCGGCGGGCGGCCTTGTCCGCAATGCGCAGGTTCTCGACAACGGTGTAGTCGCTGCCTGGCGCATCAAGCATGTTGGCGTCGCCCCAGAACATGCCGGGGTAGTCCGGATAACTCTGCGGCACCGAGAATCGCAACTTGTCCAGCTCGCTCAGCGTTGAGGACGGTAGTGATATCCCGTCCTTGTCCACAGGCGTTGGGCCAAGGCCGATCAACGCGCCAGTGGCCACCCGCATGGGGCTGTCTGCAATGCTGACCTCGGCGTTCGCCAGGCGACCAGCGAGTACGCCCAGATCGTTACCGTGCAGCTGCGGCACAATCAGCACGCGCGGCGCTGCGATATCGCGGGTAATTTCCAGTTGCTCCAGCCGGTAGGCCGACCAGTCCAGAGTAGGGGGGAGACCCGCGCTGGCGGCCATCACGAAGATGCGACGGCCATAGCGGTTGTTCAGGCTCACAGCTGCGGCGTTCATCGCGGTCAGTTCGGCGCTTGTGGTCACCGGCTTGGTGATCACCACGGCTTCAACAGACACATTCGCCTCTTGAGCCATGTCCAGCGCTTGCTCCCATTCCCCATCAGCCGCGATAGGCACGGCCGAGCAGGCCCAGCGATTGCCTCCGTTTAGGCGGGCCGCGATGATCTGAGTTTTCAGGTCGCTGTATGCGTCGCCCAGCTCGGTGTCGAGGTCGCTTTGGGTGTTAAGCGCAACCAGCTTGCCGACGTTCTTGGTCGCCGGACCTATAAACAAAAAATAGCGCTCGATCTCCGTCACCGGGCCTTGGCCCAGGTTGAGGTTATTGACGCTGACTTGACCTTGGGCCATAAAACAGTGCCTCGTTAGCGGGGTGAGTTCAGGATTTGTCGCAGCACCAGGTTCACCAGTTGACTGGTTTCACTGGTGCTGGCACCGAGGATCTGACGCGCAGGCAGCTTGATGTTCCAGCTCTGCGCACCACTGGATTGGGCTTGTTCGCCGTCCAGAACGCGGATCAGTAATCCCGCCCTGGTGTAGTTCAGGTGTTGCCGGATCCACTCCACGGATGGGCGTGTCGGGCTTTTTTGGCCGACCTGGCGAGTTTTGAAGCCCAATCGGCGCAACTGCTTGGCCTGCTTTTCCGTGGCGGCAGCGCCCTCAGACACCTTGTTCCACTGACGCATCTGTGCGGCGGTGCGCCGTTCGGATATGCCGTAATGTTGCTGCGACGCGATCCAGCGGGTCAGCGTGTTGCGCCATCCCAGCTCAGCCTCGACGCCGGTCAGGCGGGTGACTTCAAGAAGCTTGCCCAAGCCCGCCTCCATCTTTTTCTTGCCCTTGGACGTGCCCTTACGGGCCTCAAACGAACTGCCGTCGATGTTCTTCTGGTCGCGGATGCGCTTTCTGCTCAGGCTGCGCACACGCTTGACCACGTTGTTCAGCAGGCGCTTGCGCTTGGGCAGCGGCAGCTGCATCAGCGCCAGGAGATTCTGGGCTTCAAGCATCCCGCGAATGTCCAGATCGAGGTGGTCACGCGCCATCGCGGATCACCTCGCCGGTTTGCGCAACCCATAAATCAAACGGTACGAATGACCAGGTCTTGCCAAACGCCTCGATCTCGCCGGCAGGGTCCTCGGCCAGATACAAGGCTTCGGTGAACTGCAGGTTTACGTCGACGTCGGCCGTGTCGTTGTCGAGCATGACCACATCGAACACAGCATTGGGCAGGCCGTCGCGATCCTGATCATGGGTTTCAAGCCAACTGCCAACCAGTGCAAACAGGCGTTCCGGGTGATCGGCAAACCGCTCGATCGAGATCGTCGCGCCGTAGTTCATGTCGCCCATGCGCATGCCCTGGGTGTCGGGCTTCCAGATCAATTGCACCTGGACCTGTTCGGTCCAGCTGTCGAGCTGTTCAGGCGCAACCAGCTGGTGCGACAACAGATAGGCGGTCAATGCCTGGAGCTTTTTCACAGCAGTGCCGCCGTGATGCGGCCACGGCCCTGCAGTGAGCGGACAGCGGCCTGACTGAAAGCAAGGAAGGTTTCCGATCGTTCCGGCAGTTCCTTGCCGATGTTCTCGGCGCTTTCGCGGCGATTGACCGTGGCGAACTGGGGCAGCAGGCTGGCCTTGGCACGGGTGTAGACGGCGCGTTTGTAGGTCGCCGCTTGAAAGGTGCGCTCTGGCAGGACGGTGGTGTCTGCGGATTCAACGTTTGACACGCCAGAGGCTTGCCAGCGCGCTTTAAGCTTGGCCAGGTCGGAGTTGACCTCGATCATGGCCGTCGTCAGTTCGTCGACCAGCATCTCTACCAGGTACTCCGCCGGCAGGCGGTAGCCCTTCTGAAATTCAGCCACGGAGAGGTTCGGCCAAAAGCCGTCGTTCTCGATCGCTTGTTCCACAAAGGTGGTGGGTTTCCCGGAAAAGCTCATTGCTGGTCGCTCAAATAGGGGCGGGAAAACTGTTTCAGTGGGTCATGGCCATAAATGGTGGGCTCACATCCACAGTTTCTCGCCGGGGGGTAGTCGGTTATTCAGTGCCGTTGCCGGCGTTCTCGTTGGCTTGCGCCTTTGCCAGTGCCTTGCGGCAGTCGGCCAGGCGTGTCGACACACCGATGCCTTCGTAAAGCTTTTCTGCCCGTTCAAAGTGGGCAATCGCGGTAGGCCACTCCTTGTGGTGGATCGCCATGATTCCGAGCAACTTGTGGTAGCGAGCCGGAATGCGCTCAAACAGCGCCCATTCGCCATCGACACGAGGTAGCAGGTTAGAAACATAGGGCTCAGGGCTGCGCCTGGCCTTGAATTCCGCTTCGGCCCAGTCGATCACCTGGTCTGCAACAAAGGTCGGAATGTCGCGGCTGAACCGCTCTGGCAGGGTCTGTCCCTGGGACATGGCGAAGTCGGCCAGCTCCAGGCCGTGGGTGAACTGTTCCGTGTCGAACAGCCAGACCAGGACGTACACCAGCACCGAGTTCGGGAAATTCAACCCGGATTCGCGGTAGCGCTGTACGTACTCCAGGTACTTGGGCAGCAGCTCGTTACGCTTGAGCAACTGGCGCTGCTCACGACTGTTGATTGCGCTGATGCGCTCCAGATCGCCTGCCAGTGCAGCCTCCATAAGCTTGAGGTGCTTCCGGGCATTGGCGGGGCTGGATAAAGCTGTATCAGCCGAATACCCGGCGCTACTGGCGTTGGCAGCAGCCACCGCATGGCCTTTGGCAGTCAGGCGGCGTTTGTGCGCCAGAGCCAGGCTCATGGATTCTCCGGCTCATCAGGTTCCACCGGTTCAACGGGGGCTATCACCACTTCGACGTTTTCAGCCATGGCGAACTTTTCCAGCTGCTCGATCACATAGCCTTCGTTGCGGCTGTTGTAATCCTCGACGCGGGAGCGCTTCGGGTTATCAACGGTCTGCTTGCGCCAGCTGGAGTCCTGGAAGTAGATCGACAGGTTGTCGAAGCTGGTGACCACCACCGCGTTGACCGGGAAGAACGGCACGCTGAAGCTTGGCAGACCGCCATAGGTCGCGATGACCTGAGCATCTTCGATGCGTTCTTTCTCGGTCGGCACGTCGCCCTGCTTGGCGTACAGCTTGGCCTTGTCGGAGGCCAGCAGGTCACTGCCAATGATTGCGATCAGATCACCGCCATCACGGACACGCTCGTCGACCATCTGCTTGGTGTCATGCACCAGGGCGTCGAGGTTGGCATAGTCGCCACCTTCGCCCAGCGTGATCTTGCCGGCTGTCAGGCCCTGACTCAGAACCTGCTCCGGGATCTGCTCACGAGCGATCTGCAGCCAGCCCTTGTTCACGTCCTGCAGCATCGGGAATTCAGTGAGGCTGGTTTGCGGAGCTGCTTTGAGGCCGTGGAAGCCGATCATCAGGCGGTCGAGTGCGATCTGCTTCTGCACAGCTGAGGAATAGCGCTGCTGGAAGTCAGGGAACTTGGCCCAGGCGTCGATCTTTGCGTAAGGCAGGCTCACGTCAGACTCAGTTGAATACAGCTCGTACTGGGTGTCATCCAGCGCCGATGCGTCCTTAGCTTCGCGATCGGTAGTCTTGGTGTTGGTGCGACCGGTCACAGGACCGGACACGCCCCAAAACACCTTTTGACCCTTGATCTCGGTCACGCCGATGACGTTGATGCGCTGCAGGAAGTCGGACTTGTGGGTGATCGCCTCGTTGAGTTCCTGGGCAATCGAAGGTTCGACGCTAAACGTCTTGCTGGCCAGCTCGACGCCGTAGGATTCAGCCAGGGAAACCTGCAGGGCCGCGAACATTTTCGCGCCGAATGTGCTCAGTGACTGGGCCATGTCAGAGTACCCGCTTCTTTTTCGGGTCAATCGCACCGGTGGTACGCGACAGGTGACGGCCATCCGGCTTGTCCAGCAAGGCGCTAAACCTGGCTTCCAGCTTGGCCATGCCGGCCAGTACGGCAGCGTTGTCAGAGCCCTTTCGGCTCAACTGCTTTTCTTCTTCGGCGGTGGCCACGATGCCATCGACTGCCGCTTGTACGTCGTCGATCGGTGCCTGCTCAGGCTCTGGTGGGGCTTCTGCGGAACTGTCGATCACCGCCTGAACGCCGGCAGCGACGATCAATAGCTGTTCGATCAAGGCCTGCAGCGCTTTGGCTGTAGCTTCATCCATTGGGGGTTTGCTCTCGGTAGGGGGTTGCGGGGTGGTTTCGGCGGGCACCTCTTCAATGCCAAAGCGTTTGAACAAGCCGGTGAACAGGCTGAACAGCTTGGCCACCTCGCCTTGCGGTTCTTCTTCACCGATCGTCCCGAACGGAACTGCTGCCGCGTAATGCACGGGCTTGCCGGTCTTGCGGGAAAAGTAGAGTGCCTGAGTGCCCAGGCTCGCCGGCGAATCAGTGACGGCCAGACCAGTCAGGTAAGCCTTGCCGGTGGTGGCAAAGTCTGGAGTGATCTCGATGCTGGTAAAGAGCTTTTCACCCTGATCGTTGAGCCACAGCAATTTGTCGTTGGGTTTCAACTGGGCTTCCAGCGCAACCTGACCGGGAGCCAGGCCCTCAACGTCCTCGATCAGGCGCACGGCAAACACGGTGCCGTAGGAGCCTGGCCAGCGCTCATGCTCGGACCAGATGGTGGCCGTGTAGGTGGCGGTGCTGTAGGTCTCTGTAATGTCGCGCAGTTCCTGAGGCGTGATAACGCGACCATCGACGGTTGGACCGCTGGTGGCGACGCGTTTCCAGAAACTGACAAGGGAACGGGGCATGTAAGAACTGCGCTCATCGGTGAGTTGAGGCCCCAAGATAGGGAGCCGTAACGCCGCCAACAATCGATTTGCTTTCGCGTTTCTCCGATTTGCGTGATGTAGGAGAAACGCGGATTTTAACCACACGTTTTCCGCGTTTTCGCCGCATAGACTGCGGCCCATGTACTACTCAACCGAAGTAAAGGAAGCCGCTAAACGCCTGTTTCTACGCCGTCACAAGGCCCGGGAAATTCAGGCGCAGCTCAACCTGCCCAACATCCGGATCGTCTATTACTGGATCCGCCAGGGCGGCTGGGAGGACATGCTGACGGATGAAGAGCCGCTGACTGCCGTCAGCCGGCGAATTACCCTGCTCCTGGAAAAAACCGACTCATTGACCAAGGGCGAACTGGACGAGCTCGACCGGCTGACGACTGTGCGCGAGCGCTTGGCCAAGCAGTGTGCAAAGCCTGTGGTTGCACCGGTACGTGATGAGCAGGAGGACGATGGCCATCGACGTGACGACCAGCGCGGCGAGCGTCGGGATCGTGGCAAGCGCGACGGCAAGAAGCGGGAAAAGAAGGTCAAGAACGACATCAGCGCGCTGCGCGAGGTGGACTTTCTCGACAAGTTCATCAGCAAGATGTACGGCTACCAGAAAGAGCTGTTCGCCGCCAAACAGAACCCGCTGACCGCCAGGATCCGGAACATCCTCAAAAGCCGCCAGGTGGGCCTGACCTACTACTTCGCCGGCGAAGCCTTCATGGATGCGGTGCTGACCGGTGATAATCAGGTATTCCTGTCGGCCAGCCGTGCCCAGTCCGAGATTTTCCGCAGCTACATCATCGCGTTCGCCCAAGCCTGGTTCGGCCTGGAGCTGACCGGCAACCCGATCGTGCTCAGCAAGGATGGCAAGCCATGGGCCGAACTGCGCTTTCTCAGCACCAACAGCAGCACCGCGCAAGGCCACCACGGCCATGTGTACGTCGACGAATACTTCTGGATCCGCGACTTTGAGAAGCTGAACACCGTGGCCAGCGCCATGGCCACCCACAAGAAGTGGCGCAAAACCTACTTCTCCACGCCCAGCGCCGTGTCGCACCAAGCCTACCCGTTCTGGCAGGGCGAGAAATTCCGCAACAGCAAACGCAAGGCTGCCAAGGATCCATGGCCGAGCGACAAACAGATCTCTGCCGGCGCGCTGTGTCCGGACGGTCAGTGGCGCAAGGTCATCACCATCCTGGACGCCATCGCCGGCGGCTGCGATCTGTTCGACCTCGAGCAGCTGCAGCTGGAGTACGACGACGACAAGTTCCAGCAGCTGTTCATGTGCAAATTCATCGACAGCAGCCAGAGCGCGTTTTCCCTGGCAGATCTGGAGCGCTGCTATTCGGATCTCTCGTTGTGGGCCGACTTCGATCCGGACGACCCGCGCCCGTATGGCAACAGCCCGGTCTGGATCGGCTACGACCCGAGCCGTACCCGCGACGATGCGACCTGCGTGGTCATCGCACCACCGCTGGAAAACGGCGGCAAGTTCCGGATCCTGGAGAAGCACAGTTGGCGGGGCCAGTCGTTCAAGTACCAGGCCGAGCAGGTCAAGAAGCTGACCGAGCGTTTCAACGTGCAGCACATCGGCATCGATACAACGGGCATCGGCTACGGCGTGTTCGACCTGGTGCGCGACTTCTACCCACGTGCGACCTCGATCCATTACAGCCTGGAAACCAAGAACCTGCTGGTGCTCAAGGCGCAGGACACCATCCAAGGCAGCCGCATCGAATGGGACGCCGGCTGGAACGATATCGCCCAGGCATTCCTGACGATCAAACGTGGCACGACCGCCAGCGGCCAAGTCACCTACAGCGCATCCCGAACCGACGCGACCGGTCACGCAGACGTAGCGTGGGCGGTCATGCATGCCCTGCAGTACGAACCCCTCAATACGGACAAGAAGCGGCGCAGCCGCTACGCACTCAGCGGATCAACTGACCATGCCAAGACGCAAACCCCAGCAGCAAGAAAAACCGGCCCAGCGGCCCATGCGAGCGTTCACGTTCGGCGCGCCGGAATCCGTGCTGACCGACAACATCGCGCAGTACCTGGGCGTGTTCCCCAGCGACGACGGCCGCTTCTACACGCCGCCGGTTTCACGCCGGGGGCTGGCCAAGCTGCTCAAAGCCAACGCGCACCACGGCGCGATCCCCGGCTTCAAGCGCAATCTGCTGCTGCGTGAGTTCATCCCATCTGCGGGTCTGTCGGTAGCCGAGATGAGTCGGGCTGCCTTGGACTTCATGGTGTTTGGCGAATCGTATTTCTACCGGGTACCCAATCTGCTTGGCCAGATCCTGGAGCTGCGCCACCTGCCCGCCATCAACATGCGGGTGAAGGTCGGCGGCGGGTTCGTCCAGTTGGAACAGAACGGCCGCGAAACCGAATTCGACGCGGATGAGATCGAGCACGTCCTCAACTACGACGTCGAGCAGAACATTTATGGCGTGCCTGAGTACCTGGGCGGGCTGCAGGCGTTATTGCTCAACGAAGCCGCCACGCTGTTTCGCCGGCGCTACTACAGCAACGGCGCGCACGCGGGATACATCTTCTATACCAACGACCCGAACCTGAGCGAAGAGGACGAAGACGAGCTACGCGCCCAGATCACGGCCAGCAAAGGCGTAGGCAACTTCCGCTCGATGTTCGTCAACATTCCGGGCGGATCAGAGAAGGCCATTCAGATCATCCCTGTAGGAGATTTTCAGGCCAAGGACGAGCTGGAGAAGGTCAAGAACATCACCCGTAATGACGTGATCGCCGCCTGGCGGATGAACCCCGCACTGGCCGGCATCATTCCGGAGAACAGTGGCGGTTTCGGGGATATCGAAAAGATCGACCGCGTATACACCAGCAATGAGATACGCCCGATTTGCCAGTTGTTTGATCAGGTGAATAACACGTTGCGAGAGGACCGAAGGATCAACTGGGTGTTACCACCTTCAGTCGCTGAAAGCACTGGAGCTTGATCAAATTGCGGAGTAAAGCATGAGTTGCCATGACAAAATATCGGCGATAGAGCACCCCAGGGGAGGGAGAGAGATGAAGGTAACATGCAAGTGCGGGCACAAAGGGCGGATCGCGTCGAGGGAGCAGCTCTCGATCGAGTTCGTAAAACTTTACTGCCAGTGTCTCGATGCAAAGTGCGGTCACACATGGGTAGCACACCTGACGTTTTCGCACACTCTCAGGCCGTCTGCCCAAGCTATTGACCAGCTCATCTTTGACAGCCTGCAGAACCTGACGAGATCTCAACAGATCGAACTGTTTGCACAACTTGGTACGGCCTGACGTACAGCTGACAGTGGCCGCGCGCGTATCCAGTGCGGCGCTAAATGGCCCATGCCCCCGGCGCCTATCCGCTGCCACATGGCTGTGCCAGATACCCTGTAATACGGCGTACCTGCCTTCGATCATGCTCGGAAAGTTGCCGGTACAGGCCAATCAATGCGGCTTCAAGCTCGGTTACTTCAAGCCACATAGGGCTGATTGTTTCAGGGTTTTCGGTGTTGGAGTTTTTGTTGTCCGACATGCATGCGCCTCTCTTGATTGCAGTGCAGTGCCAACAATATCTGTACGAATATTTACAAGGTGCTAACTCAGCAACACCACATACAACACGCTCAATGCTACCGAACTGCCTGATCAGCCTCGGCAGCCATTGATCTCACAATTCTGCATACCGTTTTACGGTCGTCATCCGGCAGGCGTCTGTAGTGATCCACGAGCTCTGCCTCATCAAGGGAAAGCCCTTGGCCTGGAGCCGGCGACCGAAGCCCAGTCAAGATGTAACTGGAGTCGACGCCATGCTCAGCAAGGGCGGCGACGTACCGGAGATCCAAGGAGCTGGCCCCCAATTCGTAATTTTTCTGTGTACCCCGGCTGACTCCCAGTCTCAACCCAAATTCAGTCTGGCTGAACCCCAAGCGCTCACGCTCTTCTTTCAAGCGCTCACCCACACCAGTAGAAATGTACATTTTTTTGATCACCGAGCTTGACCTGATCAAAAATATGACCAAGAATGAACATGGACAGACGGAAACAACCACAAACAAACAGAGTACACATCATGCCCGCCACCGTTACAGCCGAGCAAGCCCGAGCGGCCCTTGATCGCAGAGGGGAGAGCATCGCTCAGTTCAGCAGGCGGCACGGATTGAACAAAAATTTAGTCAGTGACTTGCTGAACGGGCGTATCAAAGGGAAGCGCGGAGAAGCCCACCGCGCAGCCGTTTTGCTACAGATCAAAGACGGCGTCATCGCACATTAGAGGGGTAGGCTTCTTATGGAAAAGCAGAAAATAAACAGTCCGGTTCTGAAAACTCGCCGTGAAGCGGTAAGTGCCATCATTTGCACTTTTCCGGGTGGTCGCAGGTGTGCGGCAAACCTCATCGGTATGCCACTCAAAAAGTTCGACAACCATGCATACGAGAACAATAGCAGCAGGCCTTTGACGGATATGCAGCTGTACAGACTCGAAAAGGAATCAGGGACTCAGTATCTGCCGCAATACCTTGCAGCGCTCTATGGCGGTTTGTTTGTAGCGGTGGCAGATCCTGAAACGCTGGATAACGTCGAGCTTTACTCACGTTCTGTTCATGCATCTGCCCAGCGCGGCCTGGTGGATATGATCATTGCCCAGGCGCTTGAGGACGGGCGCATCAGTGGGTCGGAAGCGGGCGTAATCCTGAATGCACACAACCTGCATATGGCCGCGCGCCACGCCGAAGTGCTCGCGGCTATTGAGCTGTATCGCGACCAATCAGGGACTGGCAAATGAATAACGCATTAATAGACATGGATTACCAAGAGACAATCAGCGCTGCAGCGCTCTCATTCCTTGAGCGTCATCAAGCTGAGCATCTGGGCGATCTGGGCCAGCTCCTTTGCCGGGCGACCAGTCATTTGGTTGAAAGCTTCGGCGTCAATGAGTCCCTTGCAAACCACTGGGTGCACCAGGCCTACAGCAACATCCTGATGATCAACGGTCGCCAGCGTATAGACCTGGTGGCAAGTGAGGAAATGACAGTAGTGATCAGCGATCCCGTTCGTGGACTCGCTTGGTCAGTGCCTGTTGATTTGATTTACGAGCACTTGATCGCTGCCGGCCACGGCAAACTCGTTACACCCGCCACTTAACCCCCCTAATCATTACCTGCCCTGCGTCAGTGGGTTTGGGTGAGCTGCGTCCAGAATTGAGGTTTCACGATGGCATACGCCGTGATTATCACCACCCAACTGCCAGAGGCAGAGGCGAAAGCATTGCTGGATGCCCTGCGTGAACAGTACCGATCGAGCCTCAACGAGCACTGGTATGACGATCAATATCGTTTTGTTGCAGCAGGTCTGCGCCATGGCGCAATCCTCGCCCACGTCCCGGTAATGGCAGCGCAAAAACGCCTGATGGCTGCCTTGTCCCAAAGCCTTAAAACAGTGAATAACCAATGAGAGACGATTTACGTCATGACGTGCTGCAGCGTCTTGAGGTCGACTATGGCCTCAAGCGTCGTACAGGCACCGACTACATGCGCGGTGGCATCTGCCCAAAATGTAGCAGAAAGACTTTGTACACAAGATATTCCAAGCCCTGGTTAGTGATTTGTGGTCGTCCGGAAAAGTGCCGAAAAACCATTCATGTCAAAGAGATTTACGAGGATCTGTTTGAAGACTGGAGCAAGCGAGCGCCTGCCACGGAGAGCGCCCCAACCGCCACTGCTCGCGCATACATGGAATTTGCCCGCGGGTTCGACACTGGCTTGATTGCTGGCTGGTTCACACAGGAAACCTTCTATTCCCGTGAGCTGAATGCCGCCAGCGCGACCGTGCGCTTTGAATTGGAGAAGGGCGGCTATTGGGAGCGGCTCATTGACAGGCCTGCCCGCTTTGGCAAGCAAAAGGCCCGGTTCCAAAGGGGGAAGAGTCCAAGCGGTGGCTGGTGGTGCCCGCCATCGGTGGACTTGGTCAACACCAAAGAGCTCTGGATTGTAGAGGGGATTTTCGACGCGATTGCCTTGGTGCATAACAGCATCGATGCGGTGTCTGCGATGTCCTCCACCAATTTCCCTGATGAAGCGTTGAAAGAGCTTTGCCGGCAGCGGGGCGGGAAACTGCCTACGTTGGTATGGGGACTCGATAACGAGCCCCAGGCGCGGCGTTACACAAAACGATGGGTGAGCAAGGCTCGCGAACTGGGTTACGTCTGCAGGGCTGCGCAGATCCCCCAGCCCGGCCGGAAAGTGGACTGGAATGATCTGCATCAACGCTGGGCTTTTGAAGACGATAAGCAAAAGCGCGAGTTACGCTGCTCCGGCGACTTGGCAACTGCCCGATACCACGGTGACTTGTTGCTGGCCGAGTCGCCCAGGGAAAAGGCTGTGCTTATCCACGAGTTCGACAAAAAGTCAGAATTCGCATTCGATTATGGCAACCGCCTGTACTGGGCGAAAATTGATCAGCACAAGCTGGCCGAGGAGCAGAAAGCGATCCTCAGCAGTGACGATGGTGACGATCAACTGCTTAACGACAAGGCTGCCAGGCGCAAAGCCCTGGACAGCGTGCTTTCGATACGCCTGTTGGCCAACTGCAATTTCGAGGCGCTTTACAAGCAGGTGAACGAGTCTACGGGGGAGGCGTGGTACTACGTTCGCATCGATCCACCCGACGAGGGCCCCTCTGAGAAGATAACGTTCACGCTGAAACAGTTCGCTTCCAGTAGCGAGTTCAAGGCAAGGCTTCTGTATTCAAGTGCATCGTGGCTGGGCACACAAAAGCACCTCGATCAGATCGTCATGCAGCAAACCGAGGGCATCAAGTCTGTCGAAACCATTGACTTTGTGGGTTACAGCAAAGAGCACGAGGCATACATTTTCAATTCCATCGCCTGTCACAAGGGCGTGCTCTACAAAGCCAACGCCGAGGATTATTTCGAGTTCGGAAAAGCCCGGGTCAAATGCCTGATCAAGAACGTGAAGATCAATCCCAATCCAGATTCAAAGGGTTATAGCACCGACTGGCTGGCGCGTCTTTGGCTGTGTTTTGGAGCAAAAGGGCTGGTCACTCTGTCGTTCTGGTTCGGTTCGCTTTTCGCTGAGCAGATCCGCGCCTTGTACGAAACCTTTCCGTTTTTGGAGGCTTCCGGTGAGTCGGATGCCGGCAAGTCAACTCTGCTGATGTTTCTCTGGAAGCTTTTCGGCCGCAGCTATGAGGGGTTCGATCCGACCAAGGGCACCAATTCGGGACGTAACCGAGCGATGGGGCAGGTTGCGGGTATGCCAATCGTGCTGCTGGAGGGAGATCGCAACAGTGAGAAGTCTTTTGACTACAACGAACTGAAAGACTTCTTCGGCGGGGGGCTTTTGGGAACGCGCGGGGTCAAGAACAACACCAACGAGACCTACGAGCCGGAGTTCCGTGCCACGGTCGCAGTTGCTCAGAATGCTCCCGTTACCGGAGAGGAACAGATCCTGAGCCGTTTCGTGAAGCTGCATTTCACCAAGCCCAAGATCACACCTGAGAGCAGCGCTGCAGCAGACGCGCTTAATCATGCGGAAATGAAGGATGTCAGTAACTTTCTGGTTCAGGCGATGCAAGCTGAGCCAAAGGTGATGGCCAGGTTCGCAGAACGTTACCCGCATCATCGCGATCAACTCAGGGCAAAGCGAACCCTGGCGTCTGCCCGGGTCATCAAGAACCACAGCATGATGCTCGCACTGCTGGATTGCCTGAGCCTCATTCTGCCGCTTGATCAGGCGATGATCGAAGCGACCCAGAAGGAACTGGTCAGCATGGCGCACGAGCGTCAGTCGGCAATCAGCCTGGATCTGCCCGAGGTCATCGAATTCTGGAACGTCTACGAATACCTGGAATCGCTCAGCAGTGAGCCTGTGGTTAACCACAGCAAGAAGCCAGACGTCATCGCCATCAATCTAAACGAGTTTGCTCGCGTCGCTGCGGAACACCGCCAGAGGGTCGCGGACATCGGTTCGCTGCGTCAGCTGCTTCGTGACTGCCGATCTCATAAGTTGATCGATGCGAACCGCACAACCGACAGCGAAATTCGCAGGCTACAGCGTTTGAACACACCTCTTTGTCCGCCGCCGGAGTCGGTTAAGTGTTGGCAGTTCAAAGCCTGATCAATCCATCCGTATAAGTGCTGGCGTACGCCAGCTTAAGAGCGGTGTCGAGGAGTTCGTACCTCCTCGACACCAACCACCACCAGGAGAAACGCAATGCAAGCACAACACCAGAGCAGCAGTGAGGCGAAGGCTATCACATCGTCCCGGAGACTGTTCACCGTCGCCGTTATTGGAGCGGCATTGATTGGCTACCAAGTCCACAAAACACCGGATGCCCGGGCACGCTTAAAGGGCTTGGCCAACCAGGCACTTCGATCTGGGGAAATGAGTGATGTGGACGCAGCTGTCGTGACCAGGCTGCTGGCCGAACCGATGGAACCCAACCCGACCCCCCATCTTTTCTTGGTTTGAAGGATTTTTGACATATGAACACAGTTAATCAGCAAGGCCAGCAAGCACCTTTCTCATCCTCGACCTCCCCGATGGGCATGCGGGGCAACAGTCGCGAGGCAGACAAGTTTGTGGTCCGCATGCCAGATGGAATGCGATCGGGCGTTGATGCGGCTGCCGCTCAGCTATACACCAGCATGAATACCTTCGTGGTCCAGGCCGTCGCTGAAAAGCTCGATCGGCAACAGCGTCAGGATCTATTGCTTGATGCTTTGGCGGATACAACATGGCGTATAGGTCAGGCGCCCGATGCGTACGCTTTTACAAGTGTCTCGGATCAATTGGATCTGGCACAAAGGCAGAACACCCTGCTTTTCGACATGCTATTCGCGGTCGCCGAGACAGAGGGGGACGAATGGAATACCGGCAGGCCCACTCAAGACGGAGCTTACTGGGTACGTGGTAACGGGCTTGAGGGAGATATTCTTGTCGAGGTCACGGCAGGGGCTCGGGATGATCTGCACGTCGTATCGCATTTGTTCCCGGCAGGAGCGCGCACTGCCGCTCCGCTTAGCCAATTTAGTGAAGGCTACGAGTGGCTTGGCCCTTTGAGAACGCCGCTGTCAGCAAACGTCAAATCAGAGTTCCAAGAGCTTGTTGATGCTGAGCCAGGCGGTAAGAGGGCGAACTGATGGAAAGGGAAATGAAGCGTTTTCCTTGGAAAGTCGACCTCACCAGTTGGTGCGACCAGTGCGGTCGTTGGCGCGCGCAGGGTAATCATGCTCGATGCAGCAGGCGGCGGCAGCTCTTGAACGCTCATCTTCGCGCTCAACGACAGAAGCAGTGACGGTCGTCCACTAGAAGATCCATCGCATCGCACTAGGCCCGGAAACGGGCCTTTCTTTTTTGTCGCGTCACACTATCGCTGTATGACCTACAGCGTGAGGACTCACATGAGCGGCGTAGAAGCCCGAGGCAACTCGGTTCGGATTTACTTCAATTACCAAGGTGTTCGGTGTCGGGAGTCTCTCCCGGGTGGTAATAACCCTACCACCGTAGCCCATGCCAAGCGGATGGTCGAGATTATCAACTATGAAATAGAAACCGGGACATTCGACTATTCCAGGCACTTTCCTAACTCTCCCAAGTTGGTCGAAAACTCGTTCGGTCACTATCTGGATCTCTGGTTGACGATTCAGAAAAATATCGTTGCTGCGACTACTTATCGTGGGTATTCCAGTAAGGCTGAGGTCCATGTCAGGCCCAGGTGGGGCAATGTCCAGATTGACCAGATCGACCATCTGGATCTGCAGCACTGGATTCAAGGAACGTTAGCGGTGCGCCTGAAGAACAAGACTATCCGCGATATCGTCAGTAACGTTCGGCAGGTGTTCAAGCTGTACCGTACCAGGAGAAAAGTGGCTCATGATCCCACCGAGGGCTTGCAAGTGCGCTTGCCAGATCCAGCCGCGCCAGATCCGTTTACCCGTGCTGAGATCGCTCTGATTCTGTCCACGGCAACGAGCAGGACTTACGAGCTATTGATGGTGCAATTCATGATCTGGGCCGGACCACGCGTGTCAGAGACTATCGCGTTGGCTTGGGAGGACGTCGACCTGCAAGCCGGCACGGTAACGTTTCGAAGATCAAAGGTGAGGGGGGACTATCGAGTCACCAAGACCCGACGCTCCACACGAAAAGTCAGATTGTTGGCACCGGCGCTCAATGCGTTGCTCAAATTGAAGGCTTTGACGAAGGGTGGACGGGCTCATACCGTGGCGGTCGTGGAGCGAGACAACAGGACAGTCAGGAATCACAAGCTGCATTTCGTGTTCCTGAACACGTCGAGCGGCGAACCACATGTCAGCGATTTCACAATCCGTGACCGCTTCTTCAAGACGCACCTGGAGCATGCAGGTGTTCGATATCGGGGGCCAGGCCAGTGCAGGCATACTTATGCAAGTCAGTTGCTCACCAGTGGCGCTGCCTCTATCGACTGGATCGCCGAGCAGATGGGTCATACCAACGGAAATATGATCCGTAAACATTACGGCACGTGGATAAATGAGGATGGCCCGGACGTGATTGGCATGCTTGAGAGCGCACTAGACTTTTAGGGGCTGGATGGCAAGTTACCCGTTTCTATAAAGGCTTCGAACGCTGAATGCAAAGACCATATACGTGATGCGATTTTAGCTGCAGTAACCAATTTCATACCATGAAGGCTTGCCAAAGTACTGCCTCGTAAGGGGCAATGCTTCGTCTTGAAAAAATCTAGGATGGCGTCGAGCTCTTGTCTAAAGTAGTCGGGCAGCTCAGGAGCTTCAGGGACATTGGCCAAAACGAGGCGATTACTAATTGCTAGATAAAGCCGAGTTTTAACATTGCCGTTGTGAGTTGCGAGTATTTCCACGGAATCTCGCAGGTGGCATCTGAAATTGCCTAACGCCATAGCCTACATTCCTCGTCAGTTGATGTGCTGGGCCAGTCCAGCGCTTTTCAGACCTTGACTATAGCTGAGGGCAGCAAGACAGCGAATCTTGCTGCTCTGTCCCAGATCTGTCCCATATAGCGTCCCACGGCCATTTTTTCAGACCCTAGAAACCACAAAACCCCTGAAATTCCTCAATGAATTCAGGGGTTTAGCGTGTTTCAAATATGGCGGTGAAGGAGGGATTCGAACCCTCGATACAATTTCTTGTATACACACTTTCCAGGCGTGCTCCTTAAGCCACTCGGACACCTCACCGTATCTCGACGACACGTTGTGTCTGTCGAGGCGCGCTAATGTAGTCGAAAGCTTTTCCTAACGCAAAACTTTTTTTCAGATTTTTCATGTGGTTAAGCAAATAAATGCTTATTCGCCAGCAAAAAGCCCTGGCAGGCGATGCGGCCCTTGTGTGCAGGGCCGCTTGCCGGGGGGGCTTCAGGCGCTGAAGCCGCCGTCGATGGTCAGGCTGGCGCCGGTGATGTAGCCCGCTTCCGGGCCTGCGAGGTAGGCGACGAAGCTGGCGATTTCCTCGCTTTTGCCGTAGCGGGGGAGTGCCATCAGCGCTTTCAGGCTTTCGGCGAATTCGCCGTGTTCCGGGTTCATGTCG